GCTCGGGCCATTCTTGAAGGGGGATGTCACCAACAAGAGCCGTGATTGGCATTCTTGCCCACATTGCCCCGCCGTGAGGATTTGGCTGACCTTCTGCTTCACACCCAGTGAAGATAACTTGAAACCCAAGACACCGATCAGGGATGGTCGTGACAGCGACTGCCAGTCCATGCAAATACTCCCCGTGATAGTTTTGGTGTCCATTTGTAAACTCTTTTCTTACCCAGCATTTAAAGTACGGAATGTTGCTGGTCAAGTACATTAAACAAACCTTCCCTTAGTCTTACCCTTGGTAGCGATGCCATCAGCGCGACGGGAAGCCGAGGACTTCACGGAGCCGCCACTCCTCATCTTCGCCGCTGGCTGCGCAGTAGCGGCCTGAGTCGCCGGCGCAGCAGCAACGCCCTGCTTCATGAGTTGCTCTTGCATAGCTTTCTCTTGCGCCTTTTGCTGCCCTTGGTTTGCAAGGGCCCTAGCGACAACCCCAAGGAAACCCTTGTCGGCCATCTTACCGAACATACCGCGCCCGGTGGCAATCCCGTAAGCCGGGCTCAGTGCAGCCAGCATGTCTTTGGTTTTTTCGTTCATACGAAACGCCCCTTGGTCTTACCCTTGGTAGCGATGCCATCAGCGCGACGGGAGGCGCTCACAAAGCCGCCTGAGGCGTAGCGCTTGACTGGTTTTTTTATAGAGCCACCGGCACGATGCCCGGTTGCGCGGTCGCCGTATGATGCGCCTCGAAGGTAGTCTCTGACCGCATTTTCTTTTTCAGCGGCCTTTCTGGCTCTGCCCATTTTTGCCGCATCTTTTTTTGCATCAATTTTTGCCAAAACATCTGCTGCTTTTTCACCGGCCACTCTTTGTCTGGCTTGGTGCAGTGTTTCTACACCCTTAGCGCCTCGACCCACAGGAAGCAAGACTCGACCCACAGGAATCAAGGCTGCCGCAAGACCGGCAACATTTGCCGCCGTGCTTTCGCGCTCCGTCATTGGACGGCCTTTGGCACCTGATTCCGCTTCGTCACTCATGCGGCGATACGAACCCGTCAGCTCACCACGGTCGAATGCAGCACCGGCACCGCGAATCGCATTACGCGGGGATTCCGTCATTGACGGATATTTGCTGGTATCAGCCTCGCTACGGGATTGAATTGCTTCAGCGCGGGCTTTGCCGGTCTGCGCCGCCTTGCGGGCAAAAGATGCCATGCCGCGAGGGCGACGCCCTTCGTCGGAGATTTCAGTCAGGTCTGAACGATAGACCTTCTGGGATTCGGGACTATCATCATCGACAAGATCGCCTTCCTGATAGCGCTTCATCTTCATGCGTTTTTTCATATCATTTTTCCTTTGTTGGGCCATACTAGCTCCTTTGCACTTTCGCAAGGTCATCAATCTTAGCTTCAAGGCGTTTAAACCCGTCATCGAATCGCTCGACGATCCGGTCTACCTTGTCATCCACTTCCTTGCGCGTGATGTGTTCACGCGCAACTTCCTCGCGGGTGCGGTTGAGCAGGATACTGAGCCGTTCAAGCTCATCCATCTTACCCTTGAGCATCATACCCATCGCGGCCACGCCAAATGTCAGGACGGCATTCCAAAGCATCATTTCCATGGCTTAACATTTCCATGCGCGAAGGCTTTTGTTAATCCGGCTGTTCGGATCGTTCGCTGTCTTCGCTGAAGTCAGCTTCTTCTTCATACCCTTCATACGAGCGCAAAAGCTGTCTCTCCGAGGGCCGCCTTCTGGCTGTGGCCGCTTCAAGCCGGGCTTTCCGGGATTGGCCGCGTTGTACGAAGCCCTCCCCTTCGCGTTCAAACCACCTTTCGGATTCTTTCCTTCTTTTCTTTGCCATGCTGGACTATTAGCCATAAGCTACCCTCAACTCGGTTGGATTGCGTTCCTCTGCCTCCTGCGCGGCTTGGATCATGGGGTAGAGATAATCGTCGCCAAAGGCACCTTCGTACTCCATCACGCCCATGTGACCCAGCTTGATCGTCGGGTCAACCCACACCTGAAAGCCTTCAGCACGAGCCCGATCGCAGAAGTTGTAGTCCTCTCCGATGTAGCCTTCCGGGGTCGATTTGAAATCAAACAGGGAGTAGATCGTGCGGCCAGAAGCCACATCATGAAACCGCCACTCGGGGTGGCGGTCGATCAGCACCTCAAACACATAACGCTGCACCATCATGAACCCGGTGCCCATCTGCTTCGCCCGGGCAAGACCCATGGCGTCCATCAGCAGATTCCCGTCTTTGTCGGTGTCGAGGTTGAGGTGGAAGGTTTTTTCTTTCTTCCGCGCCACTCCGGTGCCGCCCACGATGTTCTTTGCGGGATTACCGGAGAAAGCCAACAGCCGAATAATGTCATTGGGGTCGAACGTCATGTCCGCATCAATGAACATTAAGGTGTCGCACGATGAATGCAGGAAGTCATCGACCAGAAGGTTTCTGGCTCTGGACACCACCGAACAGCCACTGATGGTTCCCATGGCAAACTGAATGCCATATTCGGGGGCCAGTCGAGCGAACTCGACCAGCGACCCCATCAGCTTAACACCAACCTTAAAGTCATAGGCGGGTATCGCAAAAAACAACTTGCGCCCGCTGACATCGAACTGCTGTTGGTTTTGCACGCATCACCCATAATAGGCGGTCACCGCAGCGGCACCGTTAATGTCAAGGAACAGCCCGTCCTCACCAAGAATACCTTGGCCGGGGATGTTTACCGGAAAAGTCCCGGTGGCTGCCGTGCTGACAGTCAGAAGCGCCGTTCCAGAAGCCGCAGAAGCGTTGTCGTAAACGATGAGAGCAGCGCCCGCAGAGGTGACCGTCACGGTCAAGCCCTTGAGCCTCGCCCTACCCGCAAATATCACACCGTCGCCAGTGAGATATTTCGATTGGACATCAGTTTGCATAGACATAATCGTCCCTCCTATAAAGGGTTACGATTAGCTGGTAGCAAACGGAGTGGCAACGGTGCCGGTACCCAGAGCAACGCCTTGCACCATGTACTTCAGCGCGTCGATGGCAACGATCTGCACCCAAGTGCCAGCAACGCCACCGGTGGTGCCGCCGTTGAAGTTGATGAAGTCGTCCGAAGCACCGGCGGTATAGGCCGCCAGAGCATTGCTGGAGTCAGTGTCCACGCCAAAAAGCGTGCCGATAAACTTGTCCGTGCCATCCGTACCGATCTTCAGGCTGCTGGTGGCAATGGTGGTCGGCACCCAGATGGTGTACACCACACCTTCATTGTTCAGGGTGTTGGGATCGTTGCCCGGGCCAGAGGAGGCGGTATTGGCCGAGGTGTTGATGGTCGGCAGGGTCAGGACAACGTTTGCTGCCAGGGTGCCGCCAACCGTGATGATCCGGCCGCCGTGGAGGGTGGGGCTCAGGGTCGTGCTGTCAGTGATGTTGACAATGGTGGACGGGCCTTGCTGGAAAATACCGCCGAGCGAGCGGATCGGGCCGTCAAAAGTGGAGATAGCCATGGCTTACCTTTCGTGTGTTAGCACATCCCCGGCGCGTCTCTAACAAGTCTGCTGGGTCAGTCGCGACGGGTAAAATCCCAGTACAGCTAGTTTAAACGATTTCAACAAAATAGGGGGCCGAAGCCCCCTATTTTTTACACCTTACGCGCCCGGGGAGCCGAACGCGCCCAGCGGATCAGACCAGCCGAAGCTGTAACGCTCGCGGGACTTGTAGCGAACGTTACCCGTGTCGAAGTCCCCGTCCATAGAATTCTGGAGGGGGATACGCACGAAGTGCTTTAGACCGTTCGGAACGTCGGTGCAGAGGAACCAAGCGTTCGTGTCGGTCAGGTAGTGGTTGACCTTGTAGCCCTCCGGGATCGAACCGTTGTTCTTCAGGGCGTTGATGTCGTTGTTGTTGGTAGCAACACGCAGCTCGGTTTCGAGCAGGCGGGTAGCCACGAACTGCAGGCTCGGAGGAACAATCAGCTTGCGGGGCTTGGCAGCAATGAGCAGACCGCGCTCATCCGTCCAGCCTGCGATCTGAATGACAGCGGCCTCAAGCGAGGTCTCATTCAAGTCAGCGGCAGTAGCCGGTTCGTTGCTGTTGACGCCGCCGGAAACCAGCGGGTGCTGGGTCGAGAACAACTCAACGCCGTCACCGCCCTTGTAGCTGGACGAGAAGCCGTTGTTGAGAATGTTCGCAGCCTTGACCTGCTTGGTGTAGGCCATCGCACGAGCTAGCGCAGTGGTATACCGGGCCGACAGGGAGTCGTACAGGTTGTCCTCCATGGCTTCTTCGGTGATTGAAAAGCCAAGGGCGATGGTTTCGTGGTTGTAGCGAGCAGTCCACGCCTCTTGCGCATTGTCATACGCAATGGCGTTGCCCTCGTTCTTAACCGGCGCAGCCGAGAAGCCCGAAAGTTTCTGCTCTTCTTCGAAGGAACGCTCGGACGTTTCGGTTTCGAAAATGTCCTTGTGCTCTTCCGCATAGGTCTCGTATTTCATACCGAAAAGAGCGTTGAGACCCGGGAGGAGCTCTTTCAGTAGTTGTGCGCGTGAAATTGCCATGGTTTATTCTCCTTACGCGCCGTTGGCGGTCTGGTACTGGTGCATACCGAAGTTCCACTTCACGATCACTTCGGTGTACGAACCCAGCGAGTTTGCCGTATCCGGCACGACATCAACGATGCGAACAGGCAGAGCGCCGTTCGTGGCGGTGGTGGCGGAAACCGCAACCAGAGAATCGCCAGTGATGGTCGAGCCAGTGTTATCCACCAGCGCCGCGTTCAGCCCAACAGCAG